CCGGCCTGGACGCGGACGAACGCTGCCCGGTCGCCCATCTGCGTGATGGCAAGCCGCACCTGCTTCGTGACGTTGTTCTCGGCTCGGCCCATGCATCAGTGTACTGGGTCACTTGGCCGCCTTCGTCCACAACGTCACCTCTCGCCGTTCGTCGCGTGTTGCTCGCCGGTGCTCGGCCTCGACCGCCCGCAGCGTCCGCACGATCGACTCGACCAGACGCGGGATGGCCGGATCGGTGATCGGTGCCAGCCGCAGCAGCACAACTTCGGATAGCGGCACGCGGTCCATGTCAGTCGGATACTGGCGTGCGGTCATGGCCTTCTTCACTTGGCCTCCTTCGCCCGCTGACGGAGCATGGCGTCGGCGACGGCGTATGCGTCACCGGCAATCTCAACCGCCCCATGATGCTCGCCGGTCTTCTGGTCTGTGTCCAGCATCATCGAGCGGTGCGGCTCCGTTGTCGTCGTGTCACCTTCAATCAGAGGATTTCGATGGTTGACCACGCGGTAGTTTCCGACCATCGCTTGCATTGCCTTCGCCGCGAAGTAGTCGCGGAGAGACATGCCCGCGCTGTATTCGTCTCGCTCGTGCCTCACCACCAACGGAAACGCCGTTCCACCATCGTCGGTCTTGCTCATGACATTCACTCCTTGCGGCTCTCGCCGCTGTTCACCGCATCGCGTCGCGGACGGTCAGGTTGTACATGGGCGACACGCTGCCGCCATCGTCGATCTTGTCCTTGCTCATTTGCCCCTCCTCATCGCGTTCTTCACCTTCGCCCAGTACGCCGCGAGGTTCCTCGCGTACCGCGTGCCGGGCTTGGCCTTCATCGCTCCGGGTCCGCCGTTGTGGATCTTGGCGAGTTGCTCGGGCGTCGCGTTCTTGGGTGCGTACCTGGTCATGTACGCCTTGATGACCCGCTCGGCGTACTCGCGGTCCACGCAGTCTTCGTAGGTGCCGCCGATGGTCGGGTCCTGCTTCATGGCGTCTTGCCAGTACCCCCGGTGGATCTGGTACGGGCCGATCGCCTTGCCGCCGTCGCCGACCAAATGCGGGTTGCCACCGCTCTCGACCTGCCGAACCGCCGCAAGCCATGCCTCGGTCACGCCCGGATGGGCCAACGCCGGCGCCGTGATTGCCGCCAGCACCATGACCAACACGCTCGTCCTCATCGCTTGCTCCTTTGTGCCGCCTTGGTCCGCATGCCCTGCTTCGGCCCACGCGGGCCGGATTCCAGCAGCGACAACACGGCCTCGGCCGACCGCTCACGCATGTACACGGTTCGCTCGCCGTCGAGGTACCGGTACAGCACCGCACGTGATATCGTCGGAACGGCCCGCGAGACTTGAGCCTTGGACAGGGAGGAGGCTTCCCACGCGGCCACGATCAGGCTCTGCATCACACGGTCAGGGGATGTTGAACAGATACGCATGCGGGATTCTAGGTTACTGGTTGGCCTCTTGCGGACGCAGCCCGGCCTTGACCTTCGCAACCGCCTGCTTTTCCTCTGCCGTCGGCTTGTTCCCGCGCACCTGCTTCTCCAGCCGCTCGGTCGCCTCCAGGGCGTCATCCATCGCCCGATACACCTCGGCGATCTGGAACAGCACGTGGTGGTCCTTGCCACGGGAGGTAAGCATGGCGGACAACTTGAGCGCCTCGCTGGTCATGGCGGACATGGCGACGGCGACGCGACTGGCGGCTTGATCGTCCCAGATGGGGGCGACGAGTCTGGGGAGTTCTTCATCGGTCATGCTCGCCCCCGGTTGATGATCTGCCACACGTCGCGCGAGATACGTATCTTCTCCCACCCTGGATGCTGCTCCATGTGGCACGACCTGCACAACGGAATCACGTCGCATGGCGACTCGTTTCCGATCGTGCGGTAGTGCAGATGGTGAACGTCATCGGCTGGTTCGCCGCACTGACCACACGTGCCGCCAGCAAGTGCCATGATTGCCAACGAAAAGTCGTACCAGTCGCGTGACCGAAGATACCGCTGATAGTCACTGTCGTTCTCACGTTGCCACATTGTCGGTTCTGCGGCCTTGCGCACTCGATAGCGTCGCACCGTCAACACCGCCGCAGTTAGGTCGTAAGGCATAACCCACGCCGGCGTTCTTGGTCTCTTTGCCAAACACTTCGCCAGTGCGACGATGCGCACGTCTGCGCGGTTGTCGTTCATTCGCTCATCTCCAGTTCCCGCCGCAGCCTGGTCAACACGACCGCGGGCTGCGACTTGATGGTCTTGTCCTTCTTGACGGCGGCAAGCGTGCCCGTCACCATGGCGAGCGTCAGGTTCGGGTGCAGTGCCACGCTTTGGGCTGCGCCTGATTCGACCCCGATCCGAATCAGCCCCTGCCTGACCGCGATTCGCTCGTCGCCCGTCAGGAGGGAGGGAGCAATTTCTGGAACGGGACCATCAGGCGCAGGTGGGCTCCTCTCCTGTTCTCTCCTGTCCTCTTCTCTTCTCTTCTCTGGTCGCGGTTTTGTCACGCTCGCACCGTGACGTTCCTGCGACTTCCGATTCGTCGCAAGTGCCCGTGCCTTCGACCCTTGCGACAAGTGCCGGTCCCACTTCGGGAAAATCAGGCCGCTTTTTGTGGCCTTTAGCCAGCCAACTTCGACCAGCGATTCGCCAAAGTTTGGGAGCCCGACGACGCGGTCGAAGTGGGCCAGTGTCACGCCCGGAGCGTGACCGTCCACCAGTTGATCCGTGGCCCACGACCAGGCACGAATCAGGTAGCCGACCACGGTCTCCGGCAGGATGCCGAAGCGTGTGCTGATTGCAAGTACGGCGGGATCGTCCACAAGGCGGACGCGGACCTTGATCCAGTCACCAGCCATGGCTCATCTCACGGACACCCCGACCCGACACCGTGGCTAGTCCGCGGCGCATGCTGAACGCCTTGGCACGGTGCGGGGTCGGAATGTCGATGAGGGTCAGCATGATCGGATTCTCGGACTAGCACCCCACTATACCCACCACTCGGGCGGCAGTTCCAACCGGTAAGCAACGCTTACCAGTTGTCTCACGCCGGCGCCTGGTCTCGGTCGTGTTGGGCACGCTGCCAGCCCACCGTCTCGTCCTGCACCCAGTTGCCATCGGGGACGCGGGCCGACCAGTCGATGCGTCGGCCGACCTGCTCAACAGCGTGCTTGGCGTCGAGGTAGCCCATCTTGGCCCGCTTGCCAGCCGGGCACGGCTTGCCGTCTCGGTACGCCCGCCAGCCCACGGTGTACTCCCGCTCCTGGTCCTGCACCTGCTTGACGGCCAGTTCGTCGCTATCGGTCATTGGTTCGCCCCTGCGGCCTCGCCGCGGTCTGGACCCCTAGTCGCCGGGGGTCGGTCGGCCAAGCCCGCAGACGGGCTCTAATGGGCGGGAACGGCCTTTCGACCGTTCTGCCCAGCACTACCGCGATCGCCACGCGTGCCGTGTGGAGGAGCCGGATCGGAGGGGACCCCGATCGACTGTCGCTGGACCCGTTATTGCCGCTCGTGTAAGCGTGCGCCACCTGGTCCTATGGGCGCGTCCGAGTGTCAGGCGGTGCGGGAACGTGCCCGGCTATAGAGCGGCGTAGCGCCGACAACTTCCGGAATCTCTTCCTTCGGATGGACCTTCATGATGATCATCGGCGTTCCGCTCATCCACGCATTGAAGGCCTTGATGATGGCGATGACGACGTGAACCCGATCAATCCAGTGCTTGATCTCGAACCGGTCCAAGAACCGCTTGAGATGCAGTCGAGGATCATCGACTCCAAGGTTGACGCCGCTGCCGACGCGATCGTAGAACGACGTCGCCGCGTCGAACCCGTGAACCACGGCGATCTTGTACAGGGCGTAGGCCATCGCGGCATCGCTGGTCCGAATCGCGTGACGATTCGATGCAAACGTCAAGGCCGCGTTCATCAGTTCGTTGTCCACGGTGTACTTCACCACGTCGCTGACGCTGGGCTTGACACGCTCTCCGAGCTTCTGGTCAATGCCCATGACCATCCTGGTCAGGGCGTTGCGGTCGGCGACGTTGTTGAGACCAGCCTGCTTGGCCAACTGCCCAAGGTTGCGACTCTGGAAGTCGTCATACAACACGAAGTCCGACTCGGGCACGTTCCACTGGGTGCAGACGTCGATAGTGATGCCCGACTTCCAGATCGCCCAAAGCGTCTTCTGCCCGTTGAGGAGCACGCCGTCAACCGAGAACGCGATGACGCACTGCGGCCACGCCGGACGCCACTGCCCGGCCTCCATCGTGCGGCGATACTTCTCGGCGATCGACAGCTTGAACGAACGCTGCATCGGGTGCCTGTTGTGGTTGTTGAACGCGTACTCGGCCATCTCCGGCGTCCAGCGGATCACCCTGAACTCCGTACCAGCACCTGCCGACGCCAGGAACGTCAACGGACTCTTCTCGGTCATTTCCAATCTCCAGTAGGCCTCGGCGACATTGCCTCGGCCAAACCGACGCCGCGACGTTCCCGCCGCGGGCCAGTACACCACCGCAGGAGTCAGTCGAGCGCCGGCCTCGCCTCGGTTCGGAGCATCTGCACGGCATCGTCGGCGGTCATCGTCACGGACTGGGTCTCGACCTGCTCGTACTCGTCGCCGATGACGAGGCCGTTGAGGGCGTCGGCAAACTGGTCGCGGATGGCCCACGAGCGGGCCCGCGTGAACAGCATGCGGTCGGTCCACGAAGACCAGACGTTGCCGCCCAGCCCGGCCCGCTTTGCGTCCGCCTGGCTGAACGTGTGCGTCACATCGGGGCACCCGCGTCGGCAGATGGTCACGGTCGCGGCCCGGTCGCCCTTGGACAGGTCGCCGGAGTAGGCGTGCCGCATGCCCTGCCAGTCGCGGTGCTTCATGGCGAGCGAGACGGGCAGGTCGCCCCACATGGTCAGGTTGCCGCGGATGATCGTGATGCCACGCAGGGCCGCCCGCGACGATACCCCGAGGCGACGGCCCTCTTCCAGCACGACGCACACCCGGCACAACGCCTCGACGGGCGAACAGCCCTTGATGAGCGATTCGGGCACCGAGCCCGATGCCAGGTACATGCGGGCAAGGGTCTTGAGCCCTTCGCTGTCATCGGCGACCAGCCCGGCATCGGTCATGCGGATCAGGGACTTGGCGGGCACCTCGCTCCTCGGAGCCAGCGCGGTCGGCTCGGGAACGTTTGGGCGTGCAGACGCCATGATGCTGTCAATGTCATCGGACATGCTGATTCTCCTGTGGTCAGAACGGGGTGTCATCGCCGACGCTGGCGAACGACTTAGGTCCGACGCTGCATGACCACTCGGGCAGCGTCAGGGGTTCGATGGAATCGCCGGTGTGATGCCGACTGGCACCGGCGGCGACGTACGCCTTGTAGCGGGTGACAATGTCCTCGTTGATCGTCGTTGCCGCCTCCAGTTGATCCGGCACGAGTTGGTAGACGCCGACCGAATACGGTGCTGCCGACTCGACGGCGACGAACACGAACGGCACGCGGACTCCCTGCACGCGTTCGAGCATGGCGACGTACCAGGCTGCTTGCTGGTGGTACCCATACTTCGCGGCCGAGCGGGCGAATCCCGACGGCGATGCGTCCACGGTGGACTTCCAATCGAGGATCATGAGCGGCACAGGCTTGTCGCTCTTGCCGTCATCGCCCATGCACACCTTGTCCAGCCGGGCCTTGCGGCCGTCGGCGATAAGTTGCACTTCGGACTCGCCGGGCGTGCGGGCGAGCAGCGATCCGACCGGGTGCGAGAGGATCGACCTCCGCATCTCGTCAACGGTGACCACGGCATTGGCCTCGGTGGCAGATTCCAGCACCTTGGCGTCCTTGGGCAAGGTGTCGATCCACTGGGCAAACGTTTCCTTGCCCGCCTTGGTCCGCCGGTCGATGCCCTCGGGCCGCACGGCGTACCCGCGTGACCAGCCATCGCCATGCTGCATCGCCTCGTGCAGCAGTGTGCCGATGGCAAGAGCGGGGCTCAAGTCGGCCGGCGCCGTGCCGGTGACCACGGCGTGCATCTTGGGCATCGAGGTCCGCCCTTGCCGCAAGGCCGAGTAGTTGATGGCGTGGACAGATCGGTACTGGTGTTCAGTGCTTGGCATGGCCCATCGCCCCTTCCTCGAAGATTCCCGACACGCCGACGAAGATCGCAAGCCGCTTGACGGCACGCTCCAGCCGGTCGATGCGTGCCTGGTCATCGAACAGCGACGCCTTGGTGCGGTTGGATTCGCGGACGCACTCGCGCTTGCCCTTGATGCCCGCCGCCCGCATGGTGTACCGGAGGCTGTAGATGGAAACGTCCATGCCAATCGCGGCGCACATGTTGGGCAGGAACTCGCTGGCGAACTGGTTCTGCACGATCGTCGGGTTCTGCTCCAGCCACTTGGCGATGGCCAGGTACTGATTGAGCGTCGGGTGATTCGCCTTCTTCGGTTGCATTGCGTTCTCCTGTCTATGCCGGTGGCCACTATCCGGCGGTGTGTTGGCCAAAGCCCGCCTGCGGCCTTCAGACCGCAGACGGACGAGCGGGAGGAATGAGTCAGGGGTTGTCGAGCAAGCGGGCCTCGATCTTGGCCTTCGCCGACGCGATGAACTGGTCGCGGGTGAACAGCACCTTGCCGGTGGTGTACTCGCGGTACTCGCCGTCGATGTAGTCATCGCCGCAGCCGTCGGCGACTTCGGCGATCGACGCATCGACGTCGTGCAGCGTGAGGCCCTTGATGGTCGTCTCCGACGGATCGTCGCCGCCACTGCCGATGTACACGGTCACGTCGGCGGACGCCTTGACCTCGAACTCGTATCCCTGGACGTCGACGTAGTAGGTTTGCATTGCACTTCTCCTGATGCACCGCCGGGCCTCGGTGCGGGCGTGTTCCCGGTGCAGGAGTTTACGCTCCCGTGGGTCGCTCGTCCACCGGATTCGCGGCGTCCATGAGGCCCGAGTTGATGGCGTCCTTCGCCCACCGCAGCAGCGTGTCCGAGGTTCCGGTCAGGTAGTCCTTGACGGCTTGGTTGTCGGTGTTTGCGGCGGTCGCAATGAGCAAGCGAGCGGCCTGGTGCATGCCCTCGACGTACCCGCAGACCTGCCAATGCTTCTTGCCGTAGTCGTACCCGTCACGCCACGCGTCGGCGCTTGCCTGCGGCGTCTCGGCGATGTCCTTGAGCAATCGCCGGTCGCCCGGCTGTTCGATTCCGTCCAGCATGTTCGACTCCTTGCTGCCCGCGGCGACATGCCGCAGGCGAAACCGCCGTGCCGAGCGACAAGCCCGGCAGGCAGTGAACCGCCATTCCCAACGGTCAGCGTCGCAAGTGGGCCTCGGCCACGATCGTGATGCCGTCGGCGAGGCACGAGTAGCCGTCACGCTTGACGGTGTCGGCCAACTTCTGGACGGCGTCGTTCAAGCGAAGTTCGGCCGCGTCCTCGGGCTCGGGCTTGCCGAAGGTGGCGTCCTCCTCCTCGATGGCGATGGTGTCGAGGTCGCATGCCAGGTCCCGCATCTCCTGCCGCCACGCCTTGACGGCCTGCAGCATGACCCGGCCGCGACGGTCCTTGTCGACGGCCCCGATGCCCGCAACGGTGAGGGTAATCTGGTCGGCGATGACCTTGAGGCGGGTGGCGATGATGTTGGTGTCGGCGTTGTCCATGGTGTTCTCCTGCTGGGTGCTTGGGTCGTCGGCACGTTGCCGAATCTGGGAGTCTACACTCCTATCGGCACGATTCGATCGCACCATGAGCGATTCCGTCGCAGATTGTGCAGATCGTCAGCAGGACCCGAACGGGTTGGTAGGGTGACGTTTGGCCAGCCGTCTTGGCTAGGCCTTGGCTAGGCCTTGGCTAGGCCTTGGCTAGGCCATGGCATCCCGCCAGTCGGCCATAAAGCCCGCCAGACGCGTCCGCAGGGCTTGGACCCCCTCCAGCCAGGGTTCAAGCCACGGACCCGCCCACGAGGCTTTGACGGCCGCCAAGCAGCCGCAGCCGACCAGCCCGCGCGGCTCGCGGCCCAGCGCCCAGACCAGTCGCCAGCGGATCGGCTCGGGCACGCCATGCCACTCGGCGCCGAGCCAGCGCACGCGGCCTTCGCCGTCCGGGTGGCGGCCGAGCGGGCACGACTCTGGCTCATGCGCCAGCGCGATGACCTCGCGCCCGTTGATCTTGCAAGCCACGGCCGAGCCCGTCGCCGTTCGCTTTGCGTGGCGGCATGTCTGGCACATGGCGGCGCGGCTCGCGGTCAGGTCGGCGGCTTGCGGCGTGCGGCAGCGGCATCCCATCAGAGCAACTCCAGACCGCCGATGAGAGAGTCGCCGCTGCCCGGGTTCTCCGTGAGCGGCGGCGGCGGCAGCGGGAACGGGAACGGAGCCGTCGGCGTGCCCGTGCGGAATCCTTCGCAGACTCGACGGTCGCACAGGTCAACGGCGAGCGTGCGAATGGAGTACGACTTCTCGACCACGCGGCGATAGGTCTGCGTGATCGCTCCGTCAGGCGGACACCCAAAGCCGTACGCTCGCGTGATTCGCATTTGATCGAACAGACTGCTTCCGCTGAAGCACCCGACGCCGTAGCGGAACGTCGTGATGAACTCTGTCTCGGTCCAGACATCACGATCGACCAGCGACTTCAGGATGCTCCGATGGTTGACGAGGTCCACGCACTGATAGTTTGGGCTTTGCAGCAGGCCCGGCGTTTCGGCTATCTGCGTGAAGATGGTGCCGTCGAAGTTGAGCACTGGCGGAAGTCGAACCGCTCGACCGAACGCCGGCGGAAGCGGAACGCGAAGTCCGATCAGCGGCCGACATTCGGTGTCGATGAAGCGCTCACTGAACGGATCGTCCACGTAGTTGAGGCAGTTGCCCGGCTGGCGACGAACGCGGACAAAGCCGTCTCGCGTGAACTGCTGTTCGCGCTCCATGCAAACAGTCGGAATCGGCGGCAAAGTTCCGTCGGTGTCGCATTGCGTGTGTTGGTGCCGCTCGCGGTTACGCTGAACCGTGATCTCTCGGCGCGTCAACAGCGGCGCGTAGCACCCGGGCGGGCAGTAGTTGAGCGGCGGAACGGATGTGTCGAGCCATCCTTGGATGGCTTCAAAGTCTTCGGACGTCTCGCGGATGTTCGTCGTCCATATGAAGTCCACCTTGCGCCCGTACACACAGCAGCGGTTTCGCTTCGGGTCTGGCTCGTTCGAGTTGTTCATCACCACAATGTCGATGTCGGCGCAGTCGTGCTTGAAGTGGTTGACGATGCAACAGTCACGCGGGCAGATCGGGCACGACTCGGTATAGCACTGGTTTTCGGGAAACGTGTCGTCCTGCGGCACGCACGCGATGATCGCCGGATCTTCGACGATGATGAGTTCGCGCTCGACCGCTTGGGCTCGCGTGATCGACGGCGACAGCGTGCCCGGCGTGTAGCAGGTCCGCCGTCCTTGCACGCGGAGAACCATGTCGTACGCACGCCCGGGGAACCATTCGGGGTCGCACTGGCGGCGCAGCGTCTCGAAGATGTCGTTGCGCACCGCGACCAGCGGCGTCGCGTTGGAATAGTCGCAGCAGTTGAACAGCAGGTTGTACCGCGGCTCGCCCGGACAGCAGCAGGCCGCGCCGGCGTTGGTCGTGACCATCCGCCGGTTGGCGATGCGAGGCCGCCGGTCGATGGCGATGATGCGAGCCACGGGATCAGGTCAGGCCGTTCGCGCCCGGTCCGATCGGCTGTCGGCCGTTCGTCGCAGCCGAGTAGGTCGTGATCGTCAGCAGCCGCGACGGAATGACGGTGAGGCCGGGGGCATCCTCGAGCAGCGTCACGGTCAGCGGCCGTTGCAGTTTGGAAAAGTCGAGCGTACCGGCGTAGCCGCCGATGGCCGCGATGGCGCCGCAGTTCACGATTGTCACGTACCCGCCGTACATGCGGAGGTCGCTGATGGTCTCGCCGTAGGCGTCGATCGTGACGGCACCGCCGCACACGTTGAGGCCCTCGACGAAGCCCGTCGAGACCATGGTGGAGCCTTGCACGCCACGCTTGAGCAAGTGCTGACCGCCGGTCACGGTCAAGGCGTGAATCTTGGTCGTGCCCGCCACGCCGTCCACGGTCACGGTGCCGCCGCTGAATACCCAGCGGAAGGTGGCCACGCTGGTGACGGCCGTGCCGATGTACAGGCGGCCGCCGTTCGACTCGACCCGCTTGACAGTCGCGGTGCCGGTCAGGTACCCCGACCCGCTGCCGCCGATCTGGTAGTAGTCGCACACGTTCGCGGCCGTGCCCGCACCCTGCGGGCTGTAGTAGAACGTGCCGCCCGAGGCGTAGTACCTGATGCGAGGTATCTGCGTCGAGTAGTTGATGAGCGACGAGCGGGTCTCGACCGCAAGCGAACCGTTCGCACCGCCGATGTTGCCGCTCCACCCCGACAGGATGTCGAGATTCTGGATGCCGTTGTTGATGCTCGGCGTCAGGTCGCCGGTGATCGTTTGCGTGCCGCTTTGGATGTACAACTCGGCGTCGTCGATGAAGCCTTGGTCGGTCCAGTTGGCGTTGGCAAAGGCAGTGGCGCCGGCGTTGAGGAAGGATGCGGACATGGTTCGGTTCCTTGGGGTTCGGTGTCAGTGTACCCGCGTTGGTCAGATGGTCTCAGCCACGCGGAATACCTCGTCGGTCTGGGCATCGGTCAGGTTGAACGCTTGCGCCACGGCGGCGACGAGCGGATGGTCGCGGCGGATGCTCACGCTGTAGAGCCAAAGCGTCTCGGCGTCGTCGCGTTCGCCGGGGTCCGGGATCGACGCCAGCACCGCGCCGACGGTCGCGTCGAGGGCGGCGTTGGTCACGCCGTGGAGACGCCGCAGTGCCACGCGGATCGTCGCGGGCGATGCGGCCTCGGGCACGGGCTCCATGATGCCGTCGTCGTAGTCCTCAACGATGTTGTCGTTCGGCTTGCTCGGGTCGTACCCGCCGATTCCGTAGACGATGTTTCGCATGGTTAGACTCGCATCCAGACTGCTTGTGCGGCATAGCCGTACGCGCCTGCCGTGTCGGCGGGGTTGGGCAGACCGGCGGATCGGTCGGTCAGTGAAAAGTACGCCATGACGATCGAGTCGCTCGCCGGGTCGCCGATCTGTGTTGGCATCCAGTAGTTGTTGCCGTACGCCGTGAAGCCGCGCCATGTTGCCGCCGTGGTGCTGACGCTGCAGCACATCCAGTACCAACCGGCGTCGAGCGATTGAGAGATGGTGATCGAGTGCGTCGCGGTGCCGGTCGCACTGGTGAACGTGAATCCGCCGGCGTCTAACTTGAGTGCTCCGGGCTTGCCGTTGGTGTCTTCGTAGATGCCAAGGCGGCCGTTGGCCGTGCCGACCACGCTCGTCGTGGCGATCGTGCGGCAAGCGATCCTGTCAACCGTCACGGTTCGCCCGATCCAAATTGGCTGATACGTCGTGAACGTCGAGAGCGTTCGCGTGCCCATGTCGCCGGGCATGCGAGTCCACACGCTGCCGCCGATGGGCGACGTACACGCGCCGCCGCTGATTCCTGCGGGACCAGTCGCGCCGGTTGGTCCAGTAGGCCCGCCGCTGGGACCCGTCGCGCCAGTGGGGCCAGTTGCTCCGGTCGGACCCGTCGCCCCGGTCGGTCCCGTTGATCCCGTCGGTCCCGTGGCCCCGGTCGGCCCCGTTGCGCCGGTCGGACCCGTTGCTCCCTGCTGAGCCACCAAAGACCAAAACGTCGGAGACGAAGATGGAATGTTGTTAGTGGAGCCGAGCGGGTTAATGCAGATGTACGTTGAGCCGTTGTAGAAGACGAGGTCGTCCTCGTTGTACGTCAGCAGCGAAGACCATGTGCCAGACCAGTTTGCACCGACCGGACCTGTGGCACCAGTGGTACCCGTCGCACCTGTGGCACCAGTCGCACCGGTTGCACCCGTCGGCCCGGTTGCTCCAGTCGCACCGGTTGCCCCGGTAGGACCAGTCGGCCCAGTGGCACCGGTCGCTCCGGTCGGGCCCGTTGCGCCAGTTGCACCCGTGGCTCCGGTTGGTCCCGTTGCTCCCGTGGCTCCCGTCGCGCCAGTGGGACCCGTCGCGCCGGTCGCACCCGTTGCACCAGTCGGGCCGGTCGCACCCGTCGCACCGGTTGCACCCGTCGGCCCAGTCGCACCTGCAGGGCCCGTTGCACCAGCCGGACCCGTAGCGCCTGCCGGCCCCGTTGCACCCGCCACGCCCGGCGTGCCCGATGAGGCCTGCACCACCGTCAGGATCACCGCTGGCGTGGCCGGTCGCGTCGGGCTCGTTGCCGCCGCCATGTAGTCCAGCGTGATGTCGCTGTCCGTCGCGGACATGACGATTTCAAAGTAGTCGCCCGCAGCCATGGTGTACACGAAGTTCCACGCCATCACCTCGGCGGCGTTGTTGCCAGAGATGGCGTAGTCCGTGTTGCTCCGCGGGATGTCGGTCCCGTTGTGACGGAACCAAACGCTGACGTGCTCGGTGCCGCCGCTGGTGTGTCGCAGTTGGGCGCTGAACTGGAAGTTGTACGTTCCCGCGTTGGCGAGCACCACGCGGCTCAGCGGCGACCCTAGCGAGACGCCGGTGGCCTCCTCGGTCGTGTCGAGCAGCACCGCCGTCGCCGTCGCGTTGCCGATGCTCTGGTCGGCGTTGGCGGTGAAGACGCCGTAGTAGCCGCGGGTTGTCACAGCCGTAGGCACCTCGAGCACATCGCCGGTCGTGCCCGTGACGGTCAGGCGAAACTCAACGCTGCCGCTCGTCGCCGTGACTTGGAACCGAACGTAGCGGATGCCCGCCACGTAGATCGGCTCCTTGAGCCCGCCGCTGCTGTAGTCGATCGCACCCTGCGGCATAGCCGACCACGACTCGCCGTCGTTCGACCCCTGCACGCTGATCGTGCCCGCGATCGAGGCGTCAAGCGGGAAGTCGATCTGCGCCCTGATCGTCGCGTACTCCAGCACGTCGTAGACGAGGCCGCTGTTGATCGACGAGAGCACCTGCGACGGGTTGAACGTGCCGCCCTCGGGCGTGTTGGTCGGCGTCAGGATGGTCGAGATGGTGGGCATGTTCACTCCCCGGATTCAGGCGGCGGTGCCGGTGCGGACTGACCCGGACCGGCTTGAGCGTAGTTTGTGACGTTGGGGAACGGCGTGATTGGCGGCAGGTTGAACGGGTCCTCCGGCGAGACGATCGGCGCCGGCGGCGTCAGCGTCGGGCAGTCGGCGAACGCGGGCAGTTCTTGGAAGTGCCACCGCACCCGGTTCGCCTCGACGCTGCCGATCACAATGTCGCCGACCACAAACGCCTCGACGTCGATGGTGTCGGGCAGCCGCTTGACCGGCCGTTGGCCCTCAAGGGTGAACACGCCTTCCGTGTTGGGATCGTGTACCGCGATGCGATACGAGATAAGCGACGCCCGGCCCGGCGACGTGCCTTGCACGGCGATGATCTTTCCGAGGATGAGGCGAGGGTCGGCCATGGTCAGATGATCCGGTTCGCACCCGGCAGCAGTTGCCACCCGAGGCCGTCGTTGTTGTTGCCCGCGGTGCGGTTGCCGTAGTCGTACACGTCCTGGTACTCCATCAACGGCTTGTCCGTCTCCGGGTTGCCGATCTGGTAGGCCACCAGGACGGTATAGGACGGACGCACCAGAACGCCGTTTACGGGCGTGCAATAGCCAACGTCGCGGCTGATGGCATCAGGGAAGTAGAACGTGCCCTCGTCGCGTTCCCACGTGTACGAGATGTCGTAAAAGCCCTCGTCATCGACTTGGGCGACCGACGCTCCCTCGAATCGGTACGTCTTGCCGTCGGGCATCACGTGCAGTTTGTCGGTCTGCTGCGAGATGATGTCAAAATCCCGCACGTTGTCGATCTTGACGCGGACGTTGAGCGGTCGGATGATCCGAGTTTCGCCGACCTGCTTCTTGGCGATCTTCCAGACCTTCTTCGACACCTGCGCGTTGAGGCCGTCGGCAATCACGAGCGATCGCACGCAGATGGGAATGTCCACCATGACCTTCCGCTGTGCCCAGCCCCAGTGGTACCAGGCAGGATCGTCCTTGTTCGGCTGCCGAAGGTCCACGAAGCGGGAGTCGTTGCTGTACTCGCAGTCGACGTTGCACGTGCCATCGCTGCTGACGGACACGTTGTAGCGGTCAAGCCGCAGAGTGGGAAGATCCGGGTGGCTGGTGTTCGTCAGCGGAATGCCGTCGGCCAGCAGCGCCGCCGCGGGGTCGATTGTGTCCACGACGAAGCGCCGGCGAGCGGTCTGCTTGCCCGCCCGGTTCTTGGTCCAGTCACGCTGGAGGCCGAGTTCATACGCCGTGGGCATGTCAGCCGACCCCCTGAACGATGATCTGGTTCATGTTGGCCGTGGCGGTCATGCCCTCAATCCGCATCTGCTGGGCAAACTGCACCATGCTGGCGGCCTGATCCGTGGCGAATGCCTTGTTGGATTCCTCGCGGATGGCCCGATAGGCGTTCGACCAGGACTGCTGCACTTCGATCGCTCTACGCTGCTGTTCCTCGTACCACTTGCGGAGTTGGTCGTGCCATTCTTCCTCTTTCCGACGCTCCTCTTCGGCTTTGCGTCGTGCTTCATCGGCCGCACGTTCTGCCTCTTTCCGACGCTTCTCGGCCTCCTGCGTCTGACGCAGACTTCGCTCCAGCCGCTGCAGATCCTGAATCTGGGTCTTGAGCGATTCGACGGTGTCGCCGGTCAGCAGATTCAGCAGGCTACCGACGTTGCTTTCCAGCGACTGTGCGAGGCGAGACTGCAGGTCGCGGATCTGGCCTTGAACCTGCGTCAACGATCCACTGACATCCGTCAGGTCGAGATTGTTCCTGAACGTCGTGCTTTTCTCGACGGCATCTGACAAGGCCGTCACGATGTACTCGCGGATCGCCTGACCGACTCGATAGGCGATGAACACCGTGCCGCCGATCGCGGCCAGTTTGCCGATCAGGCCTTGCACGACCTCGATCTGCTCGCCGTAGATCTTCTTGATGCCCTTGAGCCGTTCGCCGACGGTATTGAGTTCGGCGGCTTGTCGCTTGGTGGCCTCGGTCGCCCGATCAGCCGCACCCGCCATGCCGCCACCACCGGCCTCGACTTGGGCCTTCGCGGCGGCGACCTGACCGGCCACCTTGGACGTGTCGGTGCCAACCTCGAGCGTGACCTTTGCGACATTCTCGGCCACGGGTCACTCCTTACGCCACGGTCGGAACGTCGGCCACGCGAAGGGTGCCCGTCACGCGGACAACGTCATCGGTCTTCCACGAGAGGTTCAGGCGATTCCAGAATGCGGGGAACGTGTACGTGCGGCCCGTCGCGACCGTCAGGACGCACGTGTTGTCGGGCTTGCTGTCGGTCGCGGTGATGTTCCACGTGGGCTTGGTGATGGCGCCAGACGCCGCCGTCAGGCCGGGGAACGTCGTGCCCGCGGTCTGCGTCAGGTTGCCGCTGCCCGAGAAGTTGTACGTGAGTTCCGAGAAGTCGCCCAACCGGACCCGCTGCACCAGTCGCGGTGTGGTAATGTCGCCCGCAAGGCTGGGGTCGCCGGTCGTTCCGGCTGCGCCGTCGGCCATCATGTAGAACGTGGCCGCGGCCGCCGCACCCGTGCTGGGCATGGACGGTGCCGTCGCATCGTCCGCCTTGCAGGTGTAGGTTCCTGACCACATGCCGATGCCGCCCGGCATCCAGCGACGCCACGAGGTGCTCGGGTCAGTGGGGCCCGTCGCGCCGCCGGCGAAGTACGTGATATCAATCTCGGGCCACGCAATCTCGATGTTCCACGCGTTGATGTACTGCACGTAGCCGCTCGCGTAGGTCACAAGGCTGGTGATGCCCAGCGGCGTCGAGGTCCGCGGCCAGATGCCCGAGAAGTCCACCGTTCCCGTCCGCAAGCCGTTGATGCGGGAGTGCATGTTGATCGCGGAGCCCGTTGCCTGCGTCACCTCGATTTCGTTGGATTCGAGGTTGATGGTGGCGAGGTCCGTGGTCATCCGCAGCGCGGTGCCGAACAGGTACAGCAGGTCGCCGCTCAACGCGGAGCAGGTGAGGTTGCCGGTTTCGGAAGTGAGCGGGTATGCCATGGTGGTCTCTTATGGGTTCGCGGCCAGTGCCGACACTCGGAAGGTCGCCGTCATCGTCGCTTGGATCGAATGCTCGTCGGTCATCGTCGCGTCGTACGTTCTGACGAAGCAGTGCGACGCCTTGGCAGTGTACCCGTTGGTCGGCAGCACCAGCAGGTGGCGATGGAAGCCGTAGGTGGGGATTCGGCCAGTCTGCAGGACGGCGTTGCCGTGCAGGCGGTCCATGACCGCCGTGATGCGGGTCTCGAAGTCTGCCGACGAGGCGTAGTTCTGCACCTGGTCCCACACGGTGAACGTCGCCGTCGCGGTCCACTCGTCCGCCGTCAGCGAGTGGTCTTGCTCAAGGCGAACGCCGACCAGCAGGTACGGGTAGGTGATTGCCGCGGGCGTGCCAAACACCGAGTAGGCACCGCTGATGATGTTCCACGCGCCGGACTTGTACAACCCGCCGGAGCCCGTGTCGGCCTTCACGCGGTCGAAGATGGCTTGATAGATGCTGGACAGGATCATGTGGGTGCCCCCGGTGCAGGCTTGAAGGCCCGAGCGATGACGCTGCGGAATCCGTTGCGGAACGCCTTGACCATGGCGGACTGATTCTCTTTGCTGGTCGCGGCGGGCCGCATGAACGGACGGGCCGGGATGCGAACGAACCGCTTAAGCACGAACATCAGTTCGGAGCGAGCGTTCTTGCCTTTGGTGGTTCGCCACAGGAACGCGATGCCCGGATGCCGACCCTTGCGGAACGTCAGGTTTTGCGTCCGCAGGTCCTTCGTGTTGGCTCGCATCTGGGCAGCCCGGTCGTTGACCGGAATGGTCAGGTACTTCGACTTGGTTGGCTTGAGCGTTCGCCCCAACTCTTGCACCGCTGCATACTTGACGTTCGTCCCGACAATGGACCGGCCGTTCTTCGCCGGCGTGGCTGTGATCGACTGCTGCAGTTTGCGGGTGCCCGTGCCAGGCGGACCACCAGCGGGCGAATGGGCGAATCGCGTGGTCTTGACAAACGAGTTCTTGATGAACCGCACGCACTGCGTGGCCGCCCGATCGACGCCGTGGTTGGCCGCCTCGCCGAGCAGTTGCTGCAGCCGTGGCTTGTCCAGTTGCATGATCGTCTTGGTCACGCGGATGGCCATCAGTCTTGGTCTCTCTCAAGGGTGACCACGTACACCACGCCCTGCAGGATCAGGTCCCGCGGCTGGCCAGCGACCCGGTACTGCACGCCGTTGATGATGACCTTGTCCTTGGGCGTCACGCCCCACGCGGCGCCGGCGGTGGTCACCGGGGCGGCGTACACCTCAAAAATCTTGGTGGTGGTGTCGCGGCCGTAGACCAGACCATCCGCCGCCGAGCCCGGTTGTACGCTGCACGCCACCGAGAACGACGCCGTGCCGGGAGATGTGCCACGCGGTACG